TTAATCGTAGCCAAATTGCGTGTACCACGTTTCTGTCCCTGAAACGCCGCCATCTGATTAGCCAACGAACCACGTTGCCGTCTGCGTAGCGCAGACATCTCACTAACACCATAATCACCATAGTTTTGGGATATGTCGGACATAATTGTTACCTGTAACCGTTACTTGATTTTGCTTTAAGTTTTTCTATCTCAACATTCATACGAGCCAACTCCTTAGTTAAAGAAACCAAAATTGAACGCATAACTTGAGCATCGTCAGAAGTTGATAACACATTCAAAAAAGGGCTATTCCAACTTTCAGCCATTATCCGAACACCTGCGAACTCAACACAAGTTGGTCACTTTCGCTGCCGTTAGCCGCAAGAGTGATACGTCCCTGCTGGTCCACCGTAATGTTTGCAGCCGTATATGCACCAGCAGTAACAGCCGTGTTCGCCAACGAACCAGCAACAATCGCACCAGAATCAATGTTTGTTCCAGCCGCTAACGCTTCAACAAAAGTTTTAACAGCAGTAAAATTAGAGTTTACTTCTGTTGCAACAGCAGTAGTGCTGGCAACAAAAGTATGTGGAATTGTAAGTGTGGACATTATCCTTTAACCCTTCTAGGTTGAAATTTGTAACCGATACTATTAATACCCCATTTTTTACCGACCTGACCAGCCAACTCAAGTTGAACAGTTCTAGCCAAACCAAGATTAGAACCAGTAACAACAACCGCAGAAGCAGCACCCGCACCCCAAACAGCGTTACCCCAAGTATCAGTACCCCAAATCAACGCAGCAGCCGAAGGTGATAAAGTTATATCAAAAGTACGTCTTTCATTACCTTCAGCCTCATCAAAGTTGTGGTAAACATCAACACTGATAACAGTTGTAGAATCAGGTTCTTTCAACACAAAATCTGGACGGCGAAACATCTTCTTCTGAATATAAGAACCACCATCAAACCATTTAGTACGATAATAAGAAACAAAAGTATCCGCAGTACCAGTAAGGTCATCTGTAGCAACCTCATAATTATCTACCGAAACAACTCTGGCTATGTTCGGATGAACCAACAAACCAAAACTAGTACCAGACGTATTCTGCCAGTTAATACCACCAATCAACCCGTAACTATCAGATGATTCAAACATCATATAAGAACCACGCCCACCCAAGGTTGGGTCAAACACAAAATTCACTGTCGGTTTCGTTGCGGCAACACCAGTAACAGAATACGGTACACCAAACCAAACACGGCTATTAACCCAAGAAACATAAACAGGTTTAGTGGTAATATCCAAATAATTTAAATCTACAATCGGTTGCAACTGGTCAAAAATGTTTTTCAAACCAGAACCATCATAATAATGGAAACCCTGAGGATAAGAAAAAAAGTACACACCACTATCAGTTTGAGCAAAACTGCGTGGACTAGAAATACCTAAATGGTTAGATAATTCAACGACAACAAAGTTGTCGGAATTGTAACCAAAAATAACAAAAATTGCTCTAGGTTTAAACACAATCAACTGACCAGAAACAACAGCCAAACCAGTAATACCGTCACCACCACCATTGATATCAAAATAGTCGTCTGTCTCATAATCTTCAGGAAACGAATCATGCGACCAACGCACACGATTCACCTCAGACACACTGTTTTCAATCGTGTTAGCCGCAAACATTTTATTAGCATGGACAGCCAAATGTTTAGCACACGGCATAAACCCACCCGTACGAGAAGCGTACGGTTGAAAAGTTGGTGACGATGCCGTCAAAGCAGTCGCATAAGTGTTAGCAGTATCCCACTTATATCCACCATTACCCGAAGTGCCAGTAGAAATATATAAAGTTTTACCCCACTGAGCAAACCCAGCACCGTCAGAACTACCAATAGCAATATCGTTGCTTAACGAGAAAGCAAGAGTAGAAAAATCTCCACCAGTAGAACGAAACACTTTCGTACTATTGGATAACATTATTTGCGGCGTAGCACCATCAAACCGAAACAACCGATGCGGATTCCATGTCCCAGCCACAGCAGTAGAATTAACTTTCGTATAACCACCACGAGCAAACACCCCACCCCTAGGGTCAATTTCAACATTCAACATCCTAGGAGATTCATTATCAGCCAACTGAAACTGGTCGGCACGCAAATTCAATCCACCAGTAAAATCCTGTTGCTCAAAAATTTGTAAAGCAGCCATTACAAAGTACGACCCAACTGCTGCATCCAACCCTTAAAGGTTGGGCGACCCCGTGTTTGACCGTGAGCCAATATCAAATGAGCATGACTAGTAGGTTTAATTTCCGCCGATTGCGCCAACGAAACACCCTCATCAAAAGCCCGTTTATATTCGGACGACATAACAGTGTCCTCAAGACGCTGATATATACGGCTACAAGCATAATAAACCAAAGGCAAATGCAAATTCTTACTAGCATCAACATTACCTAAAGTTGTGAACCAATCTGTTGGTTCACGATAACCACGACAAGTTAAAGTACGGACATTGTTCGGTTTAGGATACAAATGTATTTGCCCATCCCACACCGAATAAAACAGCGGATTACCAGAAATATCGTATGAACCAACATACGTTTCCTCAGCCATATCATGCCCAACCATGTCCAAACGGTTACCAACAGCAGTGTTGTCCACAATAGAAACAACTTCCCTGATAGGGTCGGCAGTAAAGGTAGATATCGTGTACGCACGCTGGTCCACAACAGTAGCAAAAGTGAAAGTTTCTTCCAGAAACTTCCAACGTTTCTCCAAATCCAATATACGATAATAGCCATCACGAATATACATATTCAACAAACTGTCTGGAAGGTCAGTTGTATCCAAATCTGTTATATCACGGACAAAAGCCCGCAACGTAGAAGCAGTTTGAGCAATATAAGCCATTATGGAATCTTCTTGGTTTTAACAACCTTACGGCTATGCCCAACACAAAACTTGCTATCTTTCGTGTGGAAACCCTCACAAGTGTCATCGTTGGCTGCACATTTGCCTTCACGACCCAAATAAGGTCCACTACCGTTTGCCTGACGGGCACCATCGGTATGTGCTAAACGGTATCCGCTAACCTTTGCCCCATAATAGGCTTGGGCTTGAACTGCTGTAGGGGTCGCATCTGTAGTCATCACAAATGCCGTATCTGTTCCCAGATACCTTTACTCGCCACCCAAAATTAGTTCCAATAACTGAATTTGTCTAGCAGCATCAATAGCACGCCGACCCGTTTTCACGCTCGGACCACCCAACTTGGCAAGTTTACCCAACGGTATAAAATTTGAACCACCAAGAGCCAAACTACCAGCAATCTTTTTCTTAGACAATTTTTTGCGGGTAGCCAAATCGTAACCCAAACCAGCCAACCCGCCAGTGGCATAAGAGTCTATTCCTCTAGCAGTTTTCTGTGCCGCAATAGGCAACGTTTTTGTTAGCCCAGCGTTCACAGATGACCCCAACGCTGCGTAACCTGAAGCGGAATCTTTGCCTGTAACTTTGTTCAAATAGTTTAACAAATCATCCAAGTTAAATGACTTCGGCTTTTTAGCCATAACTATTTTTGCTTCGGTTTACGAGACTTCTTAATATTTGCTCGTGCTTCATCACGGGCTTTGTTTGCTTTCGCAGCACGTTTCGCCCTGTTCGCAGGAGAGTTCACACCACCAGCAGCCTTATCGGCATCTTTACGACCCTGCTTCTTAGCGTTTTTAGCCAACATCTCATTCTGAGACATACGGGACTGCTTTTTCATAAACTTTGGTGCCCGTTCCTTATTTGCTGCATCCAAAATTTTTGCTTGCCGAATCTGATTCTCTGTAAGCGGCTTACCTTTTTTCATACGGTCACCCGTAAGCCAAGAATCTCTACGAGCAATCTTGCTGTTTACTTCAAGTTGGCTACCGTACTTGTCGTACTGATTGAACCCATACTTTTTGCCAGCAGCACGTTCCGCTTGAGTTAAAGATGGTCCCATACGTTTTGCCCTAAGGTCAGCACGTTGAGCAGCAGTCATACCTCTATACGCACCCGAACTTTTAGGTGCAGCATTACGGACACCTTTTTCAATGTTTGCCAAAATCTTTTTATTTGCCTTACTTTTAGGACTATTTTTAATAGCCGCTTTTATCATTTGACGTAGCGCATCGCCAATAGGTGGAACTTTGATACTAGGTTTCTTAGCAGCCACTATTTTCCTTTAGGTTTCCGAACTTTACGTCCTTTTAGATACTTTCTGGCGGTTCCCTGCATATCTTTTTCGGCTATATATTGTGCCCTGTAATCTGTAGGAATACCGATTCTGTCAAAAACTTTGTTTGCCATTTTTTTGGATTCTTTATCTGAACCGTAAATTTCATTTACGTCCATCATTGATGGGCGACCTATACCGTCAAACGGTTT